ATGACCGAGAAACACGCCTTAGAACTAGCCGAGAGAACCTTTGATGAAATAAAGGAATTAAAGGACATTAACAAACAACTGCTGTTCAAAGTGTCAAAAGAGTTAAACAAGCTAAGCTATGATCTTAAACCAGAGCAGGTCAAAAGCTTGGGAGATCTTGCCTTGTCTGTGTCCAAACAGATACAAGTCTTGTCTGGTGGTGTCGATAGTAGGCAAGAGGTCGCTACTAACATAGATGGTCTTAATAAGAATGAACTGCAAACAATGATCAAGACATTATCCCTAGAACTAGGATTAGATCTAGATGCTGTCAGTAATGACAGTAAACCAAACTAGAGGAATGGAAAAGAAAGGGAATAGCTGGGAGAGAAAGAGTCCCAGCAGAGCATAAACAATATGTAGAACCCCACCCACCCACTTTTTCATTGATCATAACATCCATATAGACCCCCACGACATGTTTTAACACATATTTGAATATACCCCTTGACTTTATCCGTTCACGCCTGTATAATTTCATATAATTTTTTCAGTTTGCACCAATCCGGTGCATTAACCCGTGCCATTCAGGACGGGATTCAACTTGCTAACATAAGGAGTAACAATGATTGGCAGTGCAATGACATTGTCGGATCGATTGACCCCAAGCCTGTTCAGGCAGATGGTGATCGGTTTTGACGATTTTTTTAACGACATCCACAACGTGGACAAGACATACCCACCCTATAACATCCGGAAGACGGGGGACGGAATCTATACGCTGGAAATGGCTGTGGCCGGATTCAAGAAGTCCGACATCAGCGTCAGCGTGGAGAATAACATCCTCAAGATCACAGGGGGGCGGAAGAAGAACGGGAACGACTACATCCACAAGGGAATGGCGACTCGAAATTTTACAAGGTCTTTTTCTCTGGCTCGGCACATAGAGGTCGAGGAGGCGAAGATGGAGGACGGACTCTTGAAAGTCAAGATCATCCGCAATCTTCCCAAGGAGTTGAGGCCGAAGGAGATCAAGATCACCTAATGGAGCAGATCCAGATCAACGACACGGAAAAAATCATCGCCCTCCAAAGGGCGATGAGGAGACTGGGTGATCTGGAGAAGACCGATAAGGCGAGGAATTCCCTGCTGGAATATGCAAGGATGCAGATGTCAGGCTATCTGTGGCCCAGCCACATCAGGCTTCTGGCCGAAAAGCTGGAGGCTGTGGAGAAGGGCGAGATCAAAAGGCTGGCGATCTTCATGCCGCCACGGCATGGCAAGAGCCAACTGACATCGCAGTTCTTTCCGGCTTGGTTCATCGGCAAGAATCCATCGAAGTACGTCATCGCAACGACATACTCGCAGGATCTGGCGGATGACTTCGGACGGTCAGTGAGGAATCAGATGCTCGATGACGACTTCCAGAAGACTTTTCCGGAATGCAACTTGTCAAGGGATTCAACATCTGTTAAAAGGTTTCACACGCATCTAGGGGGTGTGTACTATGCAGTGGGTGCTGGCGGTGCGATCACCGGCAGGGGTGCACATCTCCTTCTTATTGATGATCCCATCAAGGGACGGGAGGAGGCGGACTCGGATGCGATGCGGGAGAACCTCATCAACTGGTATAAGTCAACGGCTTATTCACGGTTGCAGCCCGGCGGATCAATCATACTCATACAGACACGGTGGCACGAGGACGATCTGGCGGGATGGATCCTGAAGGAGACAAAGCACGAACCGTGGGAGGTCATTGAGTTTCCAGCGATACTGGACGACAAGGCGGCCAAGATCCTGAAAAGGAAGAAGGGCGAGGCGTTATGGCCGGAGGCGTACGATAAGGAAAGGCTGGAGGACATCCAGAAGACGGCGGGAAGCCGTGAATGGAATGCGTTGTACATGCAGCGACCTGCGGCCGAAGAGGGAAACATCATCAAGCGGTGGTGGTGGAAACAGTGGGATCACAACGAACCGCCGGAATGCCAGTACATATTGCAGTCATGGGATACGGCCTATACCACAAATGATAAAAGCGATTATTCCGCTTGTACCACTTGGGGTATATTCGAGGACAGCCAGAAGATCACGAACGCCGTCCTCATCTCGGCACAACGGGACAGGTGGGCGTTCCCCGATCTGAAGACGAAGGCGGTGGAGTTCTACAACACCTATGAGCCTGACATCATCATCGTGGAAGCGAAGGCTTCAGGATGGTCACTCATACAGGAACTGCAACGTGCGGGACTGCCGATCACGCCGTACAACCCGAAGAAGATGGACAAGAGGGCGAGGGCACACGCCGTCACCCCGATGTTCGAGGCGGGGCGTGTATGGTATCCGAAAGGAAAATGGTGGGCGGAGGATGTCATCAACCAGTGTGCACAGTTCCCGACATCAAACTACGATGACTTCGTGGATTCAACCACGCAGGCATTGCTCAGACTGAGACAAGGATTTTTTGTAACTCATCCGCAGGACGTTCCGATACAGCCGTCCAAGCCGAAGGGGAGTTACTGGTAATAAAAATTAAATAGAAGGAACATTTTAATGGCTAGACAAACAACATCTGAATTCAACCAGATGGTTTCCCGTGAATCTGTCGATGTGCAGATGCCGGATGAGAAGGAACCAAAGGTTAGAAAAACAAAGCATACCGATAATCTTGCGGATAAGATTGATGATGAATTGCTGGACGAACTGTCCAGTGACCTGATTTCAAAATACGAATCGGACAAGAGAAGCAGGTCTGACTGGGAAGATACCATTAAAAAGGGAATTGATCTTTTAGGATTAAAACTGGAGGAGACGACAAAACCGTTTCCGGGTGCTTGTGCGGCACACCATCCACTAATGGTGGAGGCGGCGATACAGTTTCAATCCCAAGCGATCAAGGAATTGTTTCCAGCCAACGGCCCTGTTCAGACAAAGATGCTGGGAGACTATACGGAGGAAAAAGTCAAACAGGCATCCCGTGTCAAGGAGTTCATGAACTATCAGATCACGGACAAGATGGAGGAATTCTTCGATGATCTGGATCAGATGCTGTTCTATCTTCCTATTGTGGGATCATGTTTTAAAAAGATTTATTATGACGAAGCTTTAAAGAGGCCTGTGGCACGGTTCATACCCGTTGAGGATTTTGTTATATCTTATGATACGCCAGATCTTCGTACATCAGGACGCTATACCCATCTTATTCGGATGGAAGAGAATGAATTGCTCAAAAGGCAAATATCAGGATTCTATTCCGAGATGGACATGGAAAAAGATCCTGATCCAAGTGCGAACAAGGGGGATATTTCAGACAAGCTGGAGGAAGTTCAAGGACGAAGCAGGGACATTGGTAGCAAGGATAGAATATTCACCCTTCTTGAAATGCACATTGACATGGACTTGGATGACTACAAGGATGAGGACGGCATTGCCGTTCCCTACATCATTACGATTTGCTTTGATACAAAAAGAGTTCTGTCAATCAGACGAAATTATAATGAAGATGATGATGAAAAGAAACGCATACAGCATTTTGTTCATTATAAATTCCTGCCGGGATTTGGTTTCTATGGCCTAGGCTATGTTCACCTTCTTGGCAACTTGCAAAAATCAGCGACAACCGTTCTTCGATCACTCATTGATGCTGGACAATTTGCTAATCTTCCTGCCGGTTTCAAGGCGAGGGGAATGCGAATTGAAGGAGGCGACCAGCCAATAGGATTTGGTGAGTTCAAGGACGTGGAGGGATATGGAGATGATATTAAGAAATCTGTCATACCTTTACCGTTCAAGGAACCATCACAAGTTTTAACTTCTTTACTTGGTTCAATGACTGAGGAAGGAAGACGACTGGCTGCGACTACGGATCTGCAAACAGGAGATGGCAATACGCAAGCTCCTGTAGGTACAACAGTAGCCTTACTGGAACAGGGGACAAAAGTTATGTCCTCAATTCATAAGCGTCTTCATAATTCTCAAAAAGAGGAACTGAGGGTACTTGCACGAATCAATCTTGATTCTCTTCCAGACTATTATCCATATGACGTATCAGGCGTAAGCCGTTATGTCTTCAAGAAGGATTTTGACGGAAGAGTGGATGTTCTGCCCGTATCTGATCCGAATATATTTTCCACGGCACAACGGGT